GTATTACAAAAAACCAGCTTGACGGCGCCCGCGCCAGGGGCGTCAACGTCTGGAATGCTTCCCAGATGACTGCCCACCTAGCCTCCCGCCGCCATCGGCAGAAACCGGACGCGAAGATTTCCGGCGATTCCCTCGCTGCCACCGCCCGCACGCTGGAAGAAATGCAAGCCGCGCTCGCTGCCGCCCAAGACGCGGCAACCGTAAAAATCCTCGCCTCCAAGATTGCCGGAATGGAACGAGCCGCCAAAGCGCAGGCGTTCCGTCGCGACCTCGTGCCGATTGGCGAGGTCAAGGAAAGCATCGTCAAGATCGTATCGGCAGCCCGTGGCGAATTTCTAAAACTCACCAGCGACCTGCCGCCGCAGCTTTCCGGCAAGACCCCGCCGGCGATCCAGAAGATTCTCCGGGCGGCAATCGTGGCCGTCCTAACCCGACTCTCGAATGACTGCGACGCCGCGTATTGATCCCGTTCTTTCCGGCGCTCGCATCGGCTGGCGCCCCCCAACATCGCTAACCCTGTGGCAGTGGGGCGAGAAACATCTGACGCTGCAAAACTCTTCCCGCTCTTCCCGCTTCCTTGCCTCCGAAACGCCTTGGCTCATGGCTCCGTTAGAGTGTGCCGCCGATCCTGAAATCTTCCAGGTCGTGATGGTTGCGCCGACCGGAAGCGGCAAGTCAACCATGGCGGAAGTTCTATTCGCTTACATCGTTTGCGAAGATCCAGGCAACCTCCTATACGCCTCGCAGACCGATCCAGACGCCGCGTTTTGGGCAGAGACGCGCCTTGTCCCGACGCTGAAAGCCTGCAAGCAAATGGACGGATTGTGGAGCGATGACCGCAACAAGACGCGCAAGTTAGAAATCATCCTGCCTCACATGGCGATGAGCATGGGAGGCGCGAACCTGTCAAACTTCACCAGCAACTCATGCCGCTGGCTTTATGGTGACGAGGTTTGGATATGGGCGGAGGGGCTGATACGCGAGTTTCACGCCAGGCATCATAACAGATGGAATCGAAAAATCTATCTGGTATCGCAGGGCGGCACGACTCAATCGGAGTTCCACGACGAATGGCAGAAAACGGACAAAGCGGAATACTCGTGGAAGTGCGATGCCTGCAAGGTGGCTCAAATTTACTCTTTCGACTCGCTCCGGTTCGACCGGATAGAGCGCGAGGACGGCACGCTTGATGAGCAGGCAACGTCCGAAACGGCGCGAATGGAATGCGCCAACTGTCGCGCTCAATACGCCGACACGGCGGCGAACCGCCGCAAGCTGGCTAACAGCAATCTCGGCAACGGTCACAAGGGCTACATCCCGCAAGACAACCCGCAAGCGTTGGCCGGAAATCGCGGCTTCCACGTTGACCGGCTGGCGGTGTTTGACGTGCCTTGGTCCAAGGACGTTCTGAATTTCTTGGAAGCGCAGCGCATGATGAAAGCCGGGATTGTGGACAAGCTCAGACAGTGGAAGCAAAAGGACCGGGCACAATTCTGGGATGATTCCATGGCCGATGTTAAGATCGAGCTTTCCCGCTCCGCTGATTTCTCGAAAACCGAGCATGATGACGGGCAGCCGATTGAGGGAGAGGTTGCGCGGGCAATGACGGCAGACGCCCAGAAAGATCACTTCTGGGTAATCATCATGGCATGGCGGGCGGGCGGAACTTCGCGCATCCTTTTCGAGGGGTTTGTCCAATCGGACGGAACCGGCGCCGCCCTCGACGCGCTCGCCAAAAAATACCGCGTGCCGCCTAACCACGTCCTGATTGACACGCAGTATGACCAGCCCGAGGCCGATACGATTGGCGAGCTTTGCGCGAGATATGGCTGGCTTGGCGTGCGTGGCAACGGCAAGGTTCGCGGATTCCCATACCGGACCAAGAGCGGAAAATCCGCTGAAAGACTCTACTCGAAAATCTATCGCGCCCCGGCGAAGTCAGGCGGAATCGCCCGATATATCTGGCTTGCGACGAATCCAGTCAAGGACATTGCCCACAGGATTCTGACAGGCGAGGGATCGGCTTGTGAGCTTCCCGGCGACCTTTCCAAGACGTTTGAAAACCACGTTCGCGCCGAACAGCGCGAGACGGTCAGGGACAAGAACGGACACGAAATGACGGTTTGGGTCCAAAAGAACCGGAACAATCACTTGTGGGATTGCTTCGTTTACCAGGTTCTTTTCGCGCTTATATACGGCTGCTTCCACGTCTCTGAGGAAGAGTAGCGGGTTTTTTGACATCCGCGCAAAGGTCCGCAATGTCGCGCCGTGTCAATTTTCGCGACCGCACGCGCAATCTACCTATCGCTAAAAGACGATCCATCCGCGATTGAGAAAATCCAGCAGGCTGCGTCTGAGCTTGCCGTCGCCATCGCCACCGATCCGAACGGAGCCGGGACGATCACAAGCGCGACCATGAACGGGCAAACCTTCGCTATGATCAACGCCCTGACCCCGCGCGACCGTCTGGCAGTTCTTCGCATTGTTCTAACGTCATTTGACGCCGGAATGACCCCGCAACGCACGGCGCAACCGCTGTTCATTTCCACTAACATTTACCCGACCTATAATGCTAGTTGACCGCTACGGGCAAATGATCCGCTACGCGCACTCCGCGCAGCAGACGATGAACAAGGGGCAAATCTACCCGGTGCGCCCGCTTGACATTGAAAAACTCATTACGGCTCGCGACTCGCAAACCCTTCGCAGTTTGTCCGGTCGATTATTCACCAACATGGGCGTTCCCCGTTGTGCCGTCGGTCAGATTGCCGACTTTTCCATTGGTGAGGCATGGCTTCCATCCTATCGCGTGCAGTCGGACGCCGATGCCGGAAAACGCGTGGCAGGATTCATGCGGGACGTTTGGTTTCCCAACTGCGACGTGCGCGGTGGGTTCTACGACTGGCAAACCTTATTGTGGTTGACAATTATAGAGCTTTATCGGGACGGGGATTGCTTCTGGGCGCTTATTAAAGGCGATGACGGATTCCCGAGAATCCAAATCATCCGCGCACACCGGATAGGGAACGGTGGCAATGGCGGCGGGTATTCAAACGAGATTCAATCCGGCAAGTGGCAGGGATTGAAAATTCACGACGGGATCATTACCTGGCCAAGCGGAAGGGTAGCAGCCTATCGCCACTTGTTAGGAGACGGCATGGATGACTTCGAGGATATTGACGCCGCGAACATGATTCACATCATGTCACCTGATTATGCCGATCAATACCGGGGACTCCCAGCGTTCACTCACGCAATTGACGATTTTCTATCAATGCTCAGTTCCAACACGGATGAGCGCATTCGCATGCAGATTGTGTCGCGCATGTATCTGACCGTGTTCAACGAAACCGGAGGCCCGGACCTTGATGACCCGCGCTCTATCATGCAACCGGGCGTTGATAGTAACAATCCGCTTCAACCTCGCGACGTTACTGCAACGGAAATTTCCGGCGGCATCACCTACTTTCAGGCGGGTGGAGGCGAGAAGATCGAGCAAACCAAGCACGAGAATCCTGGTGACATTTACAACAACTTCAACGATCGCATGATTCGATCATCGCTCGTTGGAATCAAGTGGCCGATGGCGCTCGTTTGGCAGGCTGCCGGACAAGGCACCGCTGAGCGCACGGAAATAATGAAGGCCCGCCGAACTGTGGTAGCATGTCAGAAACGAATCCGTTATGCAGCACGCCGCGCGTTTGGATGGGCATACAGCGTATTTGCCGATCCGTCCACAAGTCCGAAAGATAGCCGATGGGCGCAAGCGTTGCCGGTTCTTAATTACCCGTTCTCATGGGACTTCACCACACCGCCGCGCATCACCGTTGACGACGGGCGCGAATCAAAGGCGATGTTAGACGAATGGCGTGCAGGTGCTCGAAACCTCTGCGACATAATCGAAACGCAGACCGTTGCCGAGTTTTACGCGGCACGCGCTGATGAAATCGCAATCCGCAAAGTAATCGCCCGCCAAAAAGCGGAAGAGGCCAGCAAGTCCAGCGGATTCGACATCACGATTGACGACCGGGAAATGGCGATGCTTACGCCTAACGAGGTTTCTCCATCCGCCACAATGGACGCGGAAGAAACCACAACCGAAAAGCCAACCACTCAAGACGAATGAAGACAATCACGCCGACGATCTCAATGCTCAGAATGTTAGCCAGCATCAAAGGCGAGCATTGGATGATTCGACCCGACATGATCGAGCGCCATGCGCTTGCCGCCTTGGACGTGCCGAGCTTCAAATCCGAAAGCGACGATGACGAGGAAGATTATTTCATCACCCGACCCGAACCGGCAATCGACGCAAACGGAGTTGGCAGGGTCTCGGTGGCTGGAACGCTATTGGATAGCTGCCCGCCAATTTATGAACGGCTTGGAATCGTCACATGCTATCCGACAATCATAAACGAGGCGCAATCCCTAATCGCCAAGGGAGCCAGGTCGATTCTGTTTGTCGTGGATTCTCCCGGCGGAATGGTTGGCGGAAACGCTGAAACTTGCGGAGCCATCAAGTCGTTAGGAGTTCCAACCGCCGCATTCGCCGTTGGCATGGCTTGCTCCGCAGCATATAAAATTGCCGCAAGCACTGATTTGATTATTGCCACTCCATCCGCAGAGGTTGGAAACATTGGAGTAATTCTGTCATGGGCGGATTGCACCGGATTCTGGCAAGAGATGGGTATTGAGATGAAGGCGCTCACCAATAAAGGCGCTGATTTGAAAAGCACGTTCCACCTCGAGCCTAACGCAAACCAGCTTGTTTTTCTGCAAGAAAAAATTGACCAAATGGGAGCTGACTTCCGCGAATGGATCGAAACAAACCGCCCGCAAGTTGATGCTGAGGTTTTCCGCGCCGGATGGTATTGCGGACTCGCCGCAGAAAGCATGGGACTGATTGACGGCATGGGAACAATCGAAGACGCATCGGAAGAGCTTGCAACCAGAAATTTTGACATCGGCAAATAACAACCCAACCTAACCACGAATCCAACCAAACATTATGATCTTCACTCAAAAAGGAATCAAGGAAGCGCTCGCCGCGAAAGACGCCGAGATTGCAAGTCTCACTTCAGACCTATCCGCCGCCAACATCCGCCTCGAAGAAATGAAGGGAGCGAACGAGCGAATTGCGGAATTGGAGCAAGGTGCGACTGAAGCTGCCGAGCAACTCGCCACGGCTAACGCTGCCACCGCCTCGGTCAAAGCCGAACTAGCCACCGCGCAAGCAGCCATCGCCGCGCATCCGGCCGCGCTTCAAGCTGCTTTAGAATCCGCATCAGCGCAGGCGGTTCAAATCGCCGCCGCCGCCGGTCTTGCCGCTCCGCTTGTCTCGACCGCCACCAACGAATCCGCCGGAATCGCTCTTTCACAATCCGCGTTCGATGCTCTCGACGCCACCGCGAAAATGAATTTCCGCAAGAATCCTAAAAACAAAATCAACGACTAATCCAATCCAATCCAATCCAATCCAACCAAACTGAATTATGGCCGCTCCTACTACCAATAACACCCTTACCAATCTAATCCCAGACTTTTACGCGACCGTCGACGTTGTCGCTCGCGAGCTTGTCGGCTTCCTTCCCGCCGTGATGCGCGACCCCGTTGCGGATCGCGTGGCAGTTGGGCAAACCCTCCGCGTGCCTCAGACTCCCGCCAACGCCGCAGGCAAGGATATTGTCCCCGCCATGGCGCTCCCCGCAGCCGCGAATCAAACCATCGGAAACGCATCGCTGACTCTAACCAAGTCCCGCAGCTTCCCGTTCTCATGGTCCGCTGAAGATCGCTACGCAGTCAACCAAGGCCCCGGCACTCTCTCGCTAAATCAGCAGCAGATCGCCCAGGCCATCCGCGCTTGTGTGAACGAAATCGAAACCGACGTTGCCACCGCCGCTTATCTTGGCGCAAGTCGCGCCGTGGCCGTTGCTGATACCAGCTCGTTTAAGGGAACGCTGGCAGACATTGCCCTGCAAAAAAAAGTGCTGGACGATAACGGCGCTCCCGGCAGCGACCGTCACATGGTCATTTCCACGACCGGCGGCGCGGCCCTTCGCACGCTTGGGCAGCTCACCAAGGCTAATGAGGCTGGAACCGCTGACACGCTCCGCAATGGCACGCTGCTAGACATTCACGGTTTTGGAATCCGCGAATCGGCGCAAATCCAATCGCCCGCAATCGGCACCACTTCCACCGCCGTCCTCGCTTCCACGGCGACCACGGTCGGGCAGACGAGCTTCACGCTAAAAGCAACCGGCAGCGGCACCATCGTTGCTGGTGACGTTGTGACTATCGGAGTCGGCGGCGATACCAACAAGTACGTTGTCGCGACTTCCACTGCAACCACTTCCGTTAGTGGTGCGACCTTCACAATCAATGCTCCTGGATTGCGCGTGGCACAGGGCGCGGCGGAGCATGCCGTGGCAGTCGTGGCAAAGTCGGATCGCTCTATCGCATTCGCCCGCCCCGGCATCTTGCTTGCAACGCGCTTGCCGGTTTATGACGGATTCGACCTTGCCATCATGCGCGAGGTTGTCACCGATCCAATCAGCGGCATCAGCTTCGAGTTCGCGGTTTATCCTGGCTATCGCATGGCAACCTTTGAAGTTGCCGCCGCATGGGGCGTCAAGGTGCTTCGCCCCGAATTCGTTTCCTGTCTTCTGGGGTAACTGATGGTGTTCATGGAAGCCGGGGCGGGTGGAAACGCCCGTCCCGGTTTTGTTTTCCAACCTAACAAAACAATGCAAAAGATTACGCTCGAATTACTGGCGGAAAAGGTCTTGACCGTAACCGCGAACAATGGATCCGCCGCAACCGTTCGCCGGGTCGCGCAATCCGGCAGCAATACCAACTACATCGTGACCGAGCTTGCCGCCGGAGCATCAACAATCATCGGCCCGTTCATGGGAGTTAGGGAATACGCAATTGAAGCAAACGGAGCATTGCCGACATATACGATCACCGATCCGGCAAGCGGACGTGACGCCGTGACGAAATATCCGGCAGATGGCGCAATCGCGATTTCAAACAGCCTAGCCGTAATCACCAAGGGCAGCGCTGCCGCGATGACTCTGGCAGCTCCTACGCTGGATGAAGATGGCACAATTCTGAAAGTCATCAGCGCAACAGCTTTTGCGCATTTCGTCACAGCCGAAAACTTGCTTATTAATGACGGCACCAGCGGAGGCGCAAAAGACATGATCGAATTTCCGGCATACGTCGGAGGGGCCATAACGCTTGCCGCCTACGGTGGCGAATGGTATGTAATGGATGGGTATAGCGTAGGGGTATCGGTAACGGTCTAGCCCATGTCGCTCCTGGCAGCATTCGCCGCCGCCGAGTCCAGAGCCGCCGGCGCTGTAATCGGGATGGAAAAGATCACCATCGGAACCGGGCCGCCTGTTGACGCCGTGCTTGGCGAGGTCATGTAGGAC